TCCGCAGCCTGCAGTTCCCCCGTTAAACGAGAAACGTTCTCGTTAGATGTCCCCAGTTGAGTCTCTAGACTAGCGATTTGTGTGTTTGACGTGTCCAATTGGCCCGTCAAGCCCTGGATTGTATCGTCGCGAGTGCCGATTGTCCCTTGGGCAGCTTCCAATTTGGTTTGCAAATCAGCTTTATTCTGGGTTTCAGTAGACAGATTTGCAGTTAATTCCTCTATTTCAGCCCTTGTAGCTCCCAATAAGTCCTCGGTTAAAGCCAGCTCATTGTCCGATAACGTGCGGTTTTCAACCTCATTCGAGAGTTGAACCTCCAATGCAGTCACTTCCGCAGCCCTAGAATCTATCGTACTCTGCAAATCAGAAATCGAGGTCGTAGCTACACCTAATTGTTCGGTGAGCTCCTCGGCTAACGCAGCGTTGGCGCCCGATGTCTCCAATGCCGTCGTTAAAGAGGTGTTGGCGGTATTCAAATTAGTCGTTAAGGTCGCCACCGACTCAGTTAACACCTCTTTTTGGGACGTTAAGTCCGTGACTTGTGTGTTAGCTGCAGTAAGTTGTGTGTTAGCTGCTTCTAATTGCGTATTACTTGAGGTCAACGACTTCTGAAGGTCGTCTCGCTCCGTCGTCCGCGTGTCCAAAGTACCCTGAAGACTGTCTCGCTCGCCTGTCGCCGTGCTTAAATCACCTTCCAACCCAGTCTTAGTCTGTTCCAGAGCAGTGAGTTCCGCGTTTAAGCCCGTAATCGTCTCCGCACTGGTCTCCGCATTAGCAGAAGCCACGTCTAACTCGTCTTGCTTGGCTAATACAGCATCTTCCGCTGCCTTAACGTCCGTTTCTAAGCCCGTAATCTCGTCGTTCTTGAACGTTATGTCTTCATTTAACTTGGTAACTACCTCATCAGCCGCCAAAGTTGCTGCTTCCGCGGTCTCTACTTCAACGCCCAACCCTTCTATCGTAGTATTAAGGCCCGTAATAGTCTCATTTGCCGTAGTAAGGCTCGTATCCAGGGCCGTAATGCTTTTATTAGCCGTTTCAAGGTCCGTGGTCAGAGATGTAACGCTTTGTTCCGCAGTAGATCGGGACTTAGTCTCCGTTTCCAACGAAGTTTTCGTCTCCCCAAGCGTCTTTTCTACACCCGCAAGCTCCTTCTTCTTATCAGAAAGCTCCTTGCTTAACTCTTCCTGCTTGGCAATCGCCGTAGACGCCGCCTCAGAGTCCAAGTCTCGGTTGCTTGTCATATCGATTAAGTCTGCTTCAACCGCAGATAGCTCATTCGTTAGAGATGTAACCTCAGATTGTAACGAAGTCTGACTTTCCGTTAGATTTCGCACTTCTGTAATATTTTCCGCAAACATCTTATCGTTGTACACGGACAAATCAGAGTCCAAATACTCAGAATAATTGCCAAGTTCCTGCATCGAAACGCCGAAGTCTTCCTCGGCCTTCAACATCGTATCGAGATCAATGTACCCTTTGGTCAAGTAATCGTCTAAAAGACGCTGCTCCCAAGCTTGATCCGAAGCCGTGATGCTTTGGTAGTGGGCGTTAATGTCTGTTGGACTGATCCCAAACTCTTGCTCAACTTGTTTTGCAAGGTCAAGATCAATACTGCCGGTCAGAGAAAACGCCTCGTCCAGCTGAGTCTTCCACTCAGGCTTCGTAGCGACAACCGTTTCTTCCGTCGTGGTCTCAGGATCCGTGACGCTGTACACAGAAACATTGTCCGTAACGTAAACCTTGCCGCTGTCGTTATCCACAACACCGTCGTACCCCGCATCCGAAACCTTTTTAACGTCGTTGCCGTTTAAAGTAATCCGCCCCGTCTGCTGGAAGTCACTGATCAAAGCACCCGCCCGCTCCGAACCAAAAATCTCCGTTAACGTCTCTTTGCCCTTGGGCGTCCCAATGCTTTCAAGCGTCAGTGGGTTTTGAACGTCCAAGTACACAGGAGCAAGGTCCGGACCAGAAGTAATCGAAAACATGTTGTTCGCTGGATTGCCGTACATAATCGCCGGATCACCCGAACCAGTCTTGATAGCCGTGTTCTGAAACGCACTGTTCGCCGCTAAACCCTCAATGGTCATCTGTTCTGGGGCGTCCGTCATGGCGTTGATCGTGTTCGCCCCTGTCAAACTGCCAAACGTGCTAGATATCTGATCAACCGTGTAACCACGATCTAACAACGATTGAATCCGTTCAGACGACATTTCTCCCGTAATAATCCCGCCGTCGGACTCTTTTATCATATCGATATCAGTCTCAGAGTAGCCATTGTCCTTTAAACTTTTGACCATGCTCTGCGTCATGCGACCGCCAGAAGACACTATGCCGCCGACAATCGTACCAAGGACCACGGCGTCCAATGTGCCGTCAAACATCCCACGTTCAGGATCCCAGATACCTTGGGTCACCAAGTTGTTAAGCGTGTTGTTTAGACCCTCTTGTCCACCCTCTGTAATAACGTCTGCAAAAAACTCAACTATCTGATTGCCAAACTGGGGAGGTACAAAACCCAAAGCACGGGCAATAGGCAGACCCTCTAAAGAACCAATAGCCGCATAATACGAAGCGCCCTGCATCGCTATATCGTTGGCTTTTACTGGATCGCCCGTTTGCTGTAGCGCGAAATCGTAAGCCTCGTCGTACATCGAGCCCATGTTCATTAACGCACCGCTAGTAGTAGCAATCGCCGTCGCCGCCGCTGCGCTTAAACCAAGAGGTGCAAGGGCCAATGCCGGAAGAGCCGCAACACCAAAAGACAACGCCGATCCAAGTCCTTGACCTATCATAGACGATGTACCAGTCGGGTCAGACACACCCGATAAAAGGCTACTGGCAGAGTCTTTAAGTGTGTCAGAAAGCGCGGACCAGTACTGATCGTCCATAACAACGCCTAATTCCGTCATCGCTTCGCCGTGAGCAACCATAGCGTTTTTGATGCCATCTTGGTTCTGCGTCAAATCACCGTAAACTAAAGCCGCACTTCTAGGCCTGCCGTCACCACCTTCAACTTGGTAATTAGTTAAAAACTCATACTTGTCTTCAGCCACGCCAAAGTTTTTAGCAAACTCTTCGTCCGCAAACAATTGACCCATAAGGGCCTCGTCTAGTTCAATGCTGCTGCCATAAAACGACATGGCAAGGGCAAATGATTCGACTTCGGAGGCAGCCAAACCTCTTTTCGCAACATCCACACCCTGAGCAGTGGACGCCACCGTGTTAATAACCCCCACGCCAATTGACTTGGCAAAGTCAGATACCTGAGTTCCAAAGCTTGCAGCTTCCTCCTTCGTAGAAGGAACAGCATCTTGTCCCATCTTAACGCCGTCTAAATACGCAGCGTAACCATTCGGAAGCGCATCGTCAGGAATCCCGTCTTTGTTCTCATCCAAAAACAACTCCCCGTAATCAAGAAGCGAGTTGTACTGCTCCTCATACGCAGGAGTGTTATACTCGTAACCCGCATCCCGAATGGTCTTGTTGTTGCTGTAACTCGTGTCGTTGATCGTAACGCCCTGAACCCTCGTTACAAAATTGCCGCTGGAATCAAACGCAGAAGTGGTTCCACTCTCCTCGTCAAACGAAACAGTGTAATCCTTGTCCTTGTACGTCGTAGCGTTTAAAACATCCGTCGTACTAGGCGCCTCATACGCATACGTGCCGCCAATCGTTATTTTTGGAGTATCATACTCCCCAACGTATTTCGTTCTAACACCCCCAGCATCTTCAATAACCTCATAACGATTAGCGTCCAAACGATCAGTAATCGCAATCTCGTTCGATGTAGCCTCCGCAGGAGTGTCAAACGCATTGTTGTACGCGTCCAAAACCTTCCGCTCACCGTCAACAAACGTCAGATCATAGTAATCGTCCTTGTCAGAAGCACCCTCCTGAGCCGTGTCAACCTGCTCCCAACTAGGAGTCTCATATGTAATAGGCGGAGCACTCGAGTCGCCAACATAAACACGAATCAACTCGTCCTGCTGATTCACATCAATCCGGTAATTCGAAGGATCCTCATACGAAGCAACCTGCTCGCCAATCGCAACGTCCGACGAAACCGCGTCGTCAACATTCGAAAACCTGTTGCCAGCCTGGTCCGTGACAAACGGAACACCGCTCGCGTCCAAAACAATGTCTAACGATGAAGCAGGGTCCGAGGTCGATGTATTAATAGACGCGTAACTCGGAACCGTGTACGCCCCATTAGTAGGAGCCGTCATGTCACCAATGTACTGCTTGTCTAAATCACCCTGCTCGGTACTCGTGACAATCCAATTCGAAGGATTGCTCCACGACTCCTGCTTAAAAGCTTGATCCTCGCCAGTGTTGCGGTCCGCAGCCGTAGTATAACTATTGCCAAACGCGTCATAATAAACCGTCGGAACTGTGGTCGTGGTCGTAGTTGTGCTGCCACCGCCGCTATTATTGTCGTTCCCGCTGGAAAGGCCAACTCCGCCATCATACGTTGGACTGCCAGAGCCCGCGCCGCTTAAATCTAATGACGCCCCAGATTGAATTTGATTGGCATTTGTAATCCCAGGATTGGCATCCATGATCTCTGCAACGGACATGTCGTTGGCTTCTGCAATCTCAGAAAGCGTGTCGCCAGATTGAACCGTATAGCTGTCATCATCATTACTTGTTGAAAAGGAACTACCTTGCGTCCCTGGCGTATTCGGATCGGTGTCCAGAACAGGATTGTTTGGATCGCTGTAATCGTTCTCATAAACCGTGGCCCCTGAACTGCTGTCGTCGCTGCTACTGCTACTACTGTCGTCGTCGTCGCCGCCACCGCCACCGCCGTTGCTGTCGCGAACAGCAAACCCCCAGAAATCCGCATAACGTAAAGGACCAAAAACCGAATATCTCATGCAATCTTCCTATGCCAAAGCTCGCTGCGCCTACGACCCTCCGGATATACACGCAAACCACCAGCCGTCTCAACGCCCGGGTAACTCTCAGACAGGTAACCCTGTATGTCTCGTATAAACCGTATCACTTCTCGTCTCCCAGCGCGACACTGAAATTTAGGAAAGAATAACACATCACCCGTCTTACGGGAATAAACTTCTTCCCCAAACCAATTGTCCCCTTCTAACTCCTTCTCAGTGAAAAATCCATAGGTGCAAAAACCAACAAGTCTATCGCCAGCAAAATGAACCAAAACCTTCCCGTGCTTAACAGCATAATAAATAGAATTAGTGTGACTGCTCGTCCTAGTAGAACCCCAAAATGGATCCAAATGTACAAGCTCCATAATCCGACCAAATAAATTATAATCCATAGATCCTCGATCCTTGGTTGTTGGTAGACCACAAGCGGAACGCAGATACAAGCGCATTTTTCCTCGGACCTGGAAGCCCAATGAAAAAATACCGCAATGATTTTACGGGACCAATACTAAAGACCCCGGGGACCGGGGCGCACCCCCGAAAAGGGGGGGTCGGGGTCGGCCATAGGCGCCATGGTCGGGGTCGAAACGGGTCAGTAACCCCGGCCAATGGTGCGCGGCCGATCGATCGGGGTCAAAGTGACGTAGCGTCACTTGTGTTTTACTTGTGTATTGGTTGTTTACATCCTGAAACCTAGGCCCCATAACTATGTTATGGCCCGTCAATGGGGCGGGCCTCTTAACTAAGGAAACATTATGTCACAGAAACTTGAAACACTGGGCCGGATCGCTGCAATCGAAGCCGAGGTTAAGGCCTTGACCAAGGAGCGCGATGCACTGCGCATCGATGCGGTCGTCAATGGCTGGGCCGTCTGGACCATCTCTATCCGCATGTCACCCCCATCACTTGCATGGTGGAAAGAGAACCGCCCGACCGTGTGGAAGAAACACGCCAAGGAGACCACGGTCAAGAAGTTCACCATCGCATAGGACCATAGCTCTAGCCGCCCCACACTGGGGCGGTAATGAGCTGCGATCCTGCAGCACTCAACTAAGGAGACTACACAATGCAACCAGCATATAGCACCGAGGCTGTTGAAGCCAAAGAAAAGCAATCAACAGGCAATCGCCTCAAGTTCAAGCTCGAGTTCATGATCATGATGCTGAACTGTGATCGCACCGAAGAGGCGGGCAAGATGTACAACCAGCTGATCGAAGAGTTCGACAAGCTAGCCTAAATAGAACTTGTGCTCCGGTCACATACCACGTATGATCGGAGCACTACTTCAACCAAACGAAAGGAATACCAATGCCACGTACTACATTCGGAAAGACACGCACCCAAGACACGCCATACGCGACGTATGCTAACGACCAAGGCTGGGTGTGGAAGGTGCTCAAGACTTACAAGCACTCAGATACGGAGCAGAAAGACCCTTACGCTCGATGGTTTGTTGCCGCTACATCACCCATGATGCATGAAGGATCATACGAGATGGGTGATACCTACGCTCGCGAGATCAAACAGATGGGCCAGCTGGTCGATGCTGATCCGGAATGGCGCGATGAATACTCTGTATAATATCGTACTGGGTTTCTGTGCAGGGCTGGCGGTTTCGCTAGTCCTGTTCGGGCCGATCATCATGGGATGGGTGTGACAACCACCGCCCAGGCGCTCCGATACATATCGTCTCCGCGCCTGGGCTCCTCGCTCCGCTCGGAAAAAAATGTCAAGGCGCAGGGCGCAGGATCCTCGCTCCGCTCGGAAAAAAATGTCAAGGCGCAGGCCTGAAGTGACGTAACGTCACTTTGGAATAAAAGTTGTTGTCCTCCTGTGTTTTATCTGCTATTTATTAACTACGCCAATCACGGCGCTCAACTAAAGAAAGTTAACACCATGAAAAAATCATACGTGAACGAACTCAGCATGACAGTCAAAGTCGACATCGACCTAGGCGAGCTCGGCCAAATCATCCAGTACGTTAGCGCGGCAGTGAACGACGAAACCGCCACCTCAAACTACCGGGCCAAGGAGCTGCTGAAAAACTTGAAGCGCTTAGAAGTTGAGACGGCCGAAGAGGCCATCCGAGAATTCCAGCGCATCACCCAAAACGCGTAACAGCGGGGCCCTTCGGGGCCCCTTTTCTTTGGGCCACCGGCGCCGCGACCTGGGCCACCGGCACCAGGCGCAGCGCGCGGCAAGCCGAGAACAACTAACGCGGGCCGCAGGCCCGCAGGCGCGCAGGGCGCAGGGAAAATAAAACTTGCATGTCGCGCACAACCTGCTAACATAAAACTCTATCTCAATTAAGGAAAAAAACCATGAAATCCGGAATCATATACAACGGGCCGAGCCTCTTGGATGGTCAACCGATTGTTGTCATCGCCACATTCTCGAACCGTAACACCAAAACGGGCGCAGTCGTGCAAACTTACATCTTGCGCAGCGATATAAACCCTCTTGAAGCTAGCAAAACCGGCGCTGACTTCTCTATCTGTGGCGATTGCGTCATGCGTGGCGAGCCTACAACGGATCCCAAGCGCAAAATTGCCAAGGCGCGACGCTGTTACGTTAACTTAGGGCAAGGCGTTTTGATTGTTTACAAATCATTCTTGCGTGGCGTGTACCCAACAGCAAAAGTTATTCGCGGGCAAGATTTTATGATCAACCAAATAAAAGACATAGGGCGCGGGCGGTTCGTTCGCATCGGCACCTACGGGGATCCCGCAGCGGTTCCCGCGCATGTGTGGGCAGATCTGCTAGCAGAGGCCACCACGTTTACCGCATATTCACACCAAGCCGGCTGGCGCCCAGATATTGCCATGCAAAGCGCTGACAATCGCGCCCAAGCCGTAGCCCACTGGAAAGCAGGGCGGCGCACCTTCCGAGTAATCGCGGATCTGGGCGACCTGGACAAGGAAAACGAAGCACTTTGCCCCGCATCCAAGGAAGCCGGGCGCCGCGTCCAATGCACAGCCTGTAAACTGTGCAAAGGATCCAGCAAAGGTAAGTCAATCGCAATAGTGGAGCACTAATCATGAACAAAACACGCCGAGTAACCGAAGAGTGGGCTAACGGCCCCAAAACATTCACCGTCGTAGACTGCAACTGCGGACAAGAGGTCTATTGCACCAGCACATGGGCCAACACATGCGACGGATGCGGTTTAGAATACAACATGGGCGGACAATCTCTTGCCCCGCGGGCCCAATGGGGAGAGGAAACCGGGGAAGCATGGTACGACATGTAATAACAGAGGACCGCGGGCCACGGCTCGCGGTCCTTTTGCGTAAAGGTTAACAAACAACCCCAGTTTGTTAACCTGCCGCAGGGCCGCAGGGCGCACGAGCCTCTAATATAGGGCGCAGGGCCGAGAAAAAAGAAGCCGGGCCGCAGGCCCGCAGGACGCAGGGCGCAGAGCACCCTTGTTCTAGCACCGCGGGCCCCTGTTCTCCCCCAAATAAAAGTAGCTCTCGGGTCGAGGACCTCTTTACTAAGAAGAAATTTGACCCGCCGCGAGCAGAATATGCAGCATTCCACGCAACTTGATGAGGCGAGAGATTTATTGCATTTGTTTTGCTAACCTTCAATTCCAGCCAAAAAGCGTAGCCCTCCCAAACCATATGAACATCAGGCACCCCGCCCCCGTGCTTGTTTTCGATCCTTGTAGCATGGCTATTCTTCGGCAGATTTGCCCTCAATGTACTCCAAAAGTTCGCCTCCGGTCCCTTGCTCATCTGGTGTAACATCCTTTGCTGTGCCTTCGATCACAAAGGCTTGGGGGTATTGTTTCTGAAGTGCGGACAGGCGCATCGTGATCTCATCTCTAGACATCTGATCAATAGTGTTGATGTTCTCGCGACGATCTACAGTTAATCCTCCTAAAGCAGCCCTGATCTTCTCAGCATTGATAGCGGCAGAGAACTGTCCTGCCTCCTCGGCTCCGGATGACAACTGATACAGCCTCTCAAGCTGACCTATGGTTGTGACGCCATACCTGCGCTGCCGTTCTTCACGGAGCTCTTGCACATACTCCAAAACATGCGGGTAGTCTCTGCCGTTTAGAAGTTTAGATGCTGTATTGTACGCGACATCTGGAGAGTACCCAGCCTTACGCGCAGCCTCTGCGTTGGAGTAGATCCCCTCAACGATGTGTCTTGCGAAGGTGCGCTGCCGATTGGTCAGCGTCCTTCCGTGTTCGGCTTCGATCTTTTTCTCAAGTTTACCCATGAATCCCTCGTTGTGCTTTACAAACAACTTATAGCAAGGGGGTGAGCGATGCAACTTTTCCTATATACGCTTTTTCTCCAGAGAAGTGTCCCCAATGTCCTCAGGTGTCCTCAGAACAAGGGCAAGAATTGTAATGTTTTCAATGGTGAGGACATTTGGGACAGTTGGGACACCATATTTGAATGAAAAATAAAAAAAAACATAAAATCTCT